ATAATTGTGGATATGGTTCTAATCTTGGAAATTTCATAAAACAACTTGACCCTCATTTACACGGGCAATATGTATTAGAAAGGTATAGCCAAGGTCAAACGGGTCCTCGTAAGACAATAGAGCCAGAGTTTCATTTTGAACCACCAAAATTCAAACCGAAACCAACTACAATTGACTTACCCTCTATAGGCTCTCTTCCATGTGATCACCATGCCAGATTGTTCTATTCAGGTAGAAAGATGCCAAATTCTTTTATAGATAAGGTTTATTATGCAGATGATTTTAGAGGGTGGGCAATGTCGATATCTGAAATCGATTATTCTAATTTAGGTAGAGAAGAGTCGAGAATGGTTATTCCTTTTTATGATACAGAAGGAAACCTAATTGCTGCTCAAGGTAGAGCTTTAGGTAGTCATGAACTCCGATATATTACTGTTAAAGTTTCTGAAGAAAGCCTTAAAGTTTATGGTCTAGAAAGATGGAATTCTGAGAGTACTACATATATTGTAGAGGGCCCAATTGATTCAATGTTCCTACCAAATTGTCTTGCCGTTGCTGGAGGAGACCTCCAGTCAATAAAAATTAATAAAGAGATGTGTGTACTCATCTTTGATAATGAACCAAGAAATGAACATACTGTTAAAAAATTGATGAAGGCTATAGATGATGGATGGGAAGTGGTTGTCTGGCCAAAACAGTTTGAATTCAGCGAGTTAAGAGACATGTACAAAATGAAAAAGTTCAAAGATATTAATGATTTAGTTATAAATGGATTGTCTATTGATGAAATCTTGAGAATTATAAATAAAAATACTATGAAGGGATTGAAAGCAAATTGGGCAGCCAGAAAGTGGAGAAATGTCCATTGAAGAACGAACCGAATATTCAGAAAATAGAAAGAAATTATGTTACCTACCGAATACCAGCAATTTATACATTTATCGAGATATGCCAGATGGGATTATGTCAATGGTCGAAGAGAAACTTGGGATGAAACAATTGAAAGATATTTTGATTTTTTTACAGAACATTTACAAAAAAAACATAAATTCAAACTTGAAAATGGTGAAAGAGTTGAATTAGAGCGAGCAGTAAAAGAACTTAAAGTCATGCCATCCATGCGATGTTTAATGACGGCTGGCCCAGCATTAGAAAAAGAAAATATTGCGGGTTATAATTGTGCTTTTATAAAGGTAGATCACGTTAGATCCTTTGATGAAATTCTTTATATACTGATGAATGGTACAGGAGTTGGTTTTTCGGTAGAGGAAGATTATGTGAAGCAACTCCCATTGGTTCCTGAAGAATTATATCCTACAGACACTACTATCGTAGTTGCTGATTCTAAATTGGGATGGGCAAGAGCCTTTAAAGAACTGATATCTTTACTATATGGTGGTCATATTCCAAAGTGGGATGTGAGTAAGGTTAGACCTGCTGGTGCACCATTAAAGACTTTCGGAGGACGAGCATCAGGCCCAGCACCTTTGGTAGACTTATTCAATTTTACTGTAGCTTCATTTAATACTGCAGTAGGTAGAAAACTAAAATCAATAGAAGCACACGACATTGTATGCAAGACGGCAGAGATTGTTGTTGTAGGTGGTGTTCGTAGGTCTGCTCTTATTTCTCTTTCTGACCTTAATGACCGTGAAATGAGATTTGCTAAACATGGTGAGTGGTATAAGGATAACGTACAACGTGCACTCGCTAACAATTCAGTTAATTATAAAGAAAAGCCTGATGCAGGAACTTTCATGCGAGAGTGGTTATCTCTCTATGATTCTAAATCAGGAGAACGTGGTATATACAGTAGCTTAGCAAGTAAATATCATGTAAATGATCTAAATACTAGAGAAAAGGACGAACATGGCATATACATTCAGAGAAGAGTGGCAAGAGATGATTTCGGGACAAATCCTTGCAGCGAAATCATTTTACGATCCAGAGAATTCTGCAACCTCTCCGAAGTCGTCATCAGACACAACGACACTAGGGAATCTCTCAGAGAGAAAGTTAGGATTGCAACTATCCTTGGAACATTTCAATCCACCCTTACTAGTTTCAAATACCTCTCCAGAGAGTGGCAAAGAAATTGCGAAGAGGAACGACTTCTTGGAGTATCTCTTACCGGAATTATGGACTCTCCCTTAACCAATGGTTCAAAGGATACGATAAAGAAATTATTAAATGACCTGAGAAACGTAGCAATAGAAACTAATAAAGAATATGCACAAAAATTGGGGATTGAACGTAGTGCTTCTATTACGTGTGTGAAACCTTCCGGGACTGTTTCACAACTGGTTGACTCCTCTTCTGGTATTCATGCTCGACATAATCCTTATTATATCAGGACTGTAAGAGCAGATAATAAAGATCCGTTATGTAGAATGATGAAGGCTGAAGGGTTTCCTAATGAACCTGATGTCACAAAACCTGAACACACATCGGTCTTTTCATTTCCGGCAAAGAGTCCTAAAGGAGCAATTTGTAGGAAGGATATGACTGCATGGAAGCAGTTGTCTTTATGGCACACTTATGCAAAAGAATGGTGTGAACATAAACCTAGTGTAACTGTATCTGTCAAGGAAGATGAATGGGTAAACACTTCCGCTTGGGTATATGATAATTTTGATGACATTAGTGGCATTAGTTTTTTACCATTTAGTGATCATACATATAAACAAGCACCATATCAAGATTGTACTGAAGAAGAATATACTGAATTGTTAAATAAAATGCCAAAAAAGGTTAATTGGTCACATTTAACGGATCATGAAACACAAGATTTTACTAGTGCGAGTCAAGAATTTGCTTGTACTTCAGAGAAGGGATGTGAGATAGTTGATATTTCTCCACAAGTTGTTCCACAAGTTGTGCCGTAAATCTACACTAAATATAAGAACCGTAGATAGTATAACACCATAATCTTAGGAGTAAATGGACATCAGAGACAGATTGGGTATGTGGTATGATGAAGTTAAAGAATATTTAACAGTAAAAATAAATCCGAAAGCCCTTAAGGATGGGAAAGAAGAGCTCTATGAAACACGATGGGTATGGTATCATACTTTGCTTGTTGTAGAACTTTTCATAATAATTCTCCTATTATTATACATTGCAATATAGAAATGGAATAAATGTCAGTAGTTTTTAATAAAAATGAATGGGTTGCTTCACGAATAAAAAAGAGAGCTTGGATCATCCAAACAAATGGTAGTGCACATGGTATGCAAAATGAAGCAAGAAAGCTTTCTGAAGAACTTAGTAATTATACAGGGGTAGACGAGGAAGTTTTTTCCTGTACTACTGGATTACCGAAACATAAAGACCTTAAAATATGGTTTGGTGAAAGATTGTTATGGAATCATACAGAAAAACAACGATTGCCTGGTGCAAGAGAATTGATAGAATTATTAGCAGATGATGAGAATGAGCATAAACGGAATTGGAAAACGAAAGATTAAATGCCAACAGACATCTTATGGGAAGACGGTACAGCAAACATCAATATATTGTGTGATGGGTGTGATAAAGAATATAGCATTGTAACGGAAGATATGTCGGGTCTAGAATTGTGTCCATTTTGTGGACATTATCTTGAATCCGTTGCTGAAAATAGAAATTATGATGAATCAGAAGACGATAGCTGGGATTGATTATTCACTAACATCTCCTGCAATATGTATCTATGAGGAAGATATAGGTCCCTTCAAGAAAGAGGAAAATGGTGGATATTTTGATTTTGATAGGTGTATGTTATATTATCTATTTAATAATAAAAGACAGCAACAACTTTCCACCGGGTGTGGGATAGGTAATATTTTTGCTCACCCATATCCCGAGTGGTCTACAGAAGAAGAAAGACATGAAAAACTTTCTGCGTGGACTATGACATTAATACAAGGATGTGATGAAGTATTCATAGAAGGATATGCATTTGCTACTGCAGCGCAGGCTGGTGTACGTTCAATAGCAGAGAATACCGGACTGTTAAAAAACAAAATGTGGCTCGGAAGGATACCATTTAAGAATTATCCACCCTCTGTCATTAAGAAATTTGCGACAGGGAAGGGTAATGCAAACAAGGAGTTGATGTATGAAGCCTTTGTTGATGAACTTTTAACTCCCACAGACCTAAAGGAACGATTGACTCCAAAAGCAACCAAAATAACAAACCCCGTTAGTGATATAGTAGATGCTTATTTCATAGCTAAAGCAGGAGCCGAGGGCCTATTATGACTATGACAAAAAAAGAGAAAAAATCTATAGCCAATAATAAGTATTACCAGAAGAATAAGGATAGACTTGCGGAGAAGTGGAAGAATGATGAGGTGAGGAAAGAAAAACTAAAGGTTTACTACCAAAAGAACAAGGAAATTATTCTTGAAAGAGCGCGTGAATGGAATCGTAAGAATAAAGAAGCAAGAAAACTAATTGTGGAGCGTGTTAAGAAAGCAAAAATTCAAACGTTTTGGCAGGTCAATGCAGAAAAGAGAAATGAACATTGAGAAGCACAAGGAGCTTATCCCTCTAACGGAAAAGGTGGATATTACAGGAAATTATCTTGTAAGACGATTCAAGGACGATAGTGGAAACTATTTGATCATAGACAACTACGGAGATTTTCTAGTCCTTGACAGTCAAGCCGCTGGAGATGTTCTTACAGCAATTTGGGATGACGCTTATTCACCAACAATGTCCACAGGACTAATGAATTGAGATTATATATCAGATGACAAAAACAATTTTAAATTTAGTTATCCTTAATCTAATCCAAGTTATATTGACAGTTACTATTCTTGTCTTACTTGCTTCATGTGCGCCCCCTAATTCTCCATTATGGGTACAAAGTTTAGAGTCACTACCAAAGGTTGAAGGTTTCATGCAATCAGGGGTGTTTACTATAAACGGAAAACTATATGTACAAAATTGTGATTCGGGTGGAAATCAAATATGGATGAGATACAACGAAAAAACTCATACATGGAGACAGAGTAGATATAATACATTAGGATGTGTTAGAGGTGAAGATGCAACGGGACCAGAATCCGGATGATGGATCCACAGCTAATACAACATCATCGGAATGAAATCCGAACCGTGATGCAGAAGCAATTTATGGATAATTTTACTCGTTCTCCTGAATTTCCTTTCCTGCAGTCTATGGGAATTACCCACCTTTTTCAAGCATTCGAAGCAAAACAAGATGAGATAGGTTTCCTCGGTCTCCTACACGTATGGTATCATGAAAAGGTATGGGAAACAGAGTGGATTGATACACAGGAAAAGGGAGTAGAGTTGATATCACACCTACAGAAAGCGAAGATGTATGATGAAGCGAAGCTAGTGGAGGTAGGTATACATAAGATGAATCAATATACAAAGATGGAAAGAATGAAGGTGATTAGAGAACGTATTGACCGATATGATAATAAAGATGATGAGGATATAGTATTAAATTGATGTTAGTAGCACTGTGGTTCGTTTGGATTTATGTATACCTGTGGGTACACCTATTTTTATAACATAGAGAAAGGGGGTAATAGTGTGGACTATTAAATACTGTGGTTCTTGAAACTACAGACCACAAGCGGAAAGGCTTTCCGCCTCAATTAATAATATGCTTCCTGATACGTGCCAAGTTGAAGAAGGTACTAAAGGACAATATGAATTGTTCAGGAACGGTGAATCCTTTCTGAATGGTGCCGATTTAAGCGAAAAATTTTTCAGTTTAGAAGATGTAAAGACTAAATTACTAATATCAACAGGACAGATTTTTACAAACCGATGATAATACCTACCGCAACACTACTCATAGTGAATGGCCTGATCTTCAGTTGGATAGCATTCACCACACCCGAACCGTGTCCTAGGAAGTACCGAGTTACAACAGAAAACGGAGGTTTGCTAGCAAACCCATCAGACATTCACCGTTACTGTGACCTAGACTACGGGGGGAAATTCGTGTTGAGAGATGAGTATACCGATGAACAAGGGGACGGATGAAGTGAGGAAACGAGAGCACA